CTGATACCCTAATTACAGCAGATGATCTGAATGCAGTTGGAACATCTTCAAGGTTAACTGGTGAATATAAGGACCCTCTGGCACAAACCTTTATTGTTGATGACGAAACAGGAATTTACCTCACATCTATTGATCTATACTTCCAAGAAAAACCAACTGAGTTTGATACACCAGTTACAATTGAAATTCGTGAAGTTGAATTGGGAACTCCAAGTCAGACAATTCTCCCATTCTCTACTGTGGAGAAAGCACCTGTTGATATTGAAATCTCAGATAATGCCAGTGTAGCAACGAAATTCACATTTGAATCTCCTGTTTATCTAAATGGTCAGAGAGAATATGCAATTATCATCCTCTCCAACTCCACCGAGTATAGAGTATGGATCTCAAGACTGGGTGATTCTGATGTTTCAACATTAGGTGCAGAATCTGGACAGGTTGTTGTTTCTACACAGAGACTATTGGGTTCATTGTTCAAATCACAGAATGCTTCTACTTGGACACCATCTCAGTATGAAGATCTTACCTTCCGACTGTATAGAGCTGACTTTGTTCCTACTGGTTCCGTTCAGTTGTTCAATCCACCTCTCCCACAAGAACTAGAAGTCATTCCAAATAACTCACTTGTTGTTGAATCTAGGACCATCAGAGTAGGTCTTGGAACCACAGTTGCTGATGCTGGGTTGTTAGCTGGTCAACTAATTACTCAGGATGAAACTAGAGCGTCTGGTAGATTTGTTGGATATGGTGGATCAGCTGCACCAGGAAAACTAAACATCACTAACGCTGGTGTTGGATATACTCCATCCTCTGGTGAATTTGAATATACTGATGTGGCTATGACATCCATTACTGGTCATGGTATCAATGCTACCGCTAGTTTCTTCGTCAAAAATGGAGTTGCTATTGGAGCTTCAATTATTGGTGGAGGAAGAGGTTATCAGATAGGTGACATTATCGCACCAGTCACAATTGGATCGGGACTTGGTGAAGGTATTAAAGTTTCTATCTCAACCATCTTTGGTAATAATGAACTGAATATTACTGACGTTCAGGGGGAGTTTGCTACCAATAGTACATCTATTCTGAAATATCAGAATAGTGGTGGCGTCACAACTACACTTGATGTCGCTAGAAATCCAGGAGGTGTGTCTCCAGTATCACCAGTCACTGTAGTTAATGATGGTCTTCACATCATAGTTTCTCAAAGAAATCATGGTATGTATTCAAGTGGTAACATTGTCACTATTTCAAATGTTAACACCAATGTAACACCTACAAATCTATCTGTAGATTATAGTAGTAGTGCCACAGGAAGTATTTCTGTTGGAACTACCGTCAACTTGGCTGAGTTTGAAGGTGTTAGTGTTGCATCCACAAACCCTGGATACATCAAAATTGGTGATGAAATTATTTCATATACAGGAACTTCATCAAATTCTTTGACTGGTATTACTAGAGGTGTTGACAACACAAACGCTACTGATCACTCTCAAAATGATACTATAAGTAAGTATGAATTTGATGGTGTGTCATTGAGAAGAATCAACAAGACACATAATCTTAATGAAGTGACTGAGTCAAACCCATTTGATGCAAACTTCTACAAGATTAAAATTGACATGTCAGAAAATGGTATTAATAGAACTGTTAATACTGATTTTGGAAAAGCATTCTTTGAGAGAACAACTTTTGGTGGTGGAGCAAATATGAGGGGAACTTACAATGTTCCATTCTCTCAGTTCATTCCTAATTTTACAACTCTTACACCAACTGGAACATCTATCGAACCAACCATGAGAACAGTTTCCGCTACTAGTATCTCTGGTAATGAAGGTTCATTCCTCGATCAAGGATTTGAACAAATTGCACTCAATAAAGATAATTATTTTGATTCTATGAGAATGGTTTGTTCATCAATCAATGAAGAAACTTTCCTAGACAATCTTCCAGGTAACAAGTCACTCACAGTTGGTCTTAATATGTTTACGAGTGATACGAGAATTTCTCCTGGTCTTGATCTTGACCAAGTAGCTATGGTACTTACATCAAACAGAGTAAATAGACCAATTACAGATTATGCTAACGATTCTAGGGTAAATACAACTAAAGATGATCCTAACAATTTCTTATATGTAACAAAAAATGTTAGACTTGAAAATCCTGGAACTTCGATTCAAGTTCTTCTGGACGCTTATCTGACAGAAAATTCTGACATCAGAGCCTTCTACGCTCTCGATCAAGAAAAGTTGGAAGATGCTATTTTCATACCATTCCCAGGAACTAATAATTTCCTACCAAATGGTTCTATAACCAATCCTGCCAAGAGTAATGGTAGCACTGATATCAGAACACCTAAGACTAATGATCACAATCCAAATGCTCCATTGAGTCTGTATAGGGAACTCAAGTTCTCGATTGACAATCTTTCATTATTCTCATCCTTTAGAATTAAATTGATTGGTACATCAACTAATCAAGCACAACCACCTTTCATCAAAAACTTTAGAGCATTAGGTTTAGCATGACACTCATTCCAGTAAAAGGTCAATTGGGTCTATTCCGTGACAGTGAAACAGGATCTATTATCAATAATAAATCCAATGATTATGAATCATATGTATCTAACAGAAATAAACTCCTCTCCGAAAAAGAGAGGATTGATAAACTTGAATCTGACATTGGTGATATTAAACGTATGTTACAACAACTAACAAATGGCCAATAATACAATCACTTTCAATCCTGATTCCAATGCATCTGCGTATGGAGTTAATTTGGTTATCAATACTGGTTCTGACTTCAATTCTACCTTTAAGGTAATCAAACCAAGTAAGACAGACTTTAACTTTGAGGGATGGACTGGTTCTTCACAGATGACAAAGTCTGTATCAATTGGTTCTAGTATGTCATCAATTGCTACATTTAATGTAGGATTTACAAGTGCTTTTGATGGTGAGTTTAAGATTACTCTAGGGAAGACAGAGACGAGAGTTTTGAGAAATGGTAGATATGTGTGGGATGTGTTGGTAAGCTCTGGTACAACCGTTTATAGACTGGCTGAGGGTAATGTTACGGTTGTATCTGGTATCTCTTCCGCCCCCTAAATAATAAAAAGTTATAGTATATAAATGGCGCAGCCCTCTTCTAGACAAGAACTGATTGATTACTGCTTGAGACAGTTGGGTGCCCCTGTAGTTGAAATTAATGTCGCTGACGAACAGGTCCAAGATTTATTGGATGACGCTATTCAAATGTTCCAACAAAGACATTTTGATGGGGTAATTCAGACATTTTTAAAATATGAAATAACTCAGGCAGATAAAGATAGAGCACAAGCTGTTCCACCTGGAGCCCCAAGTGGTAGGGGATCAGTTGGAATGGCATCAACATCAGTAACAAGTGATATTGTAGGAACTGCAACAACATTTACATATTATGAAAATAGCAATTATCTTGATATCCCTAAGGATGTAATTGGAATCAATAAGGTATATCAGTGGGATGCCTTAATGGGTGTTAGTACCAGAAACATGTTCAGTTTAAAGTATCAGATGTTTCTGAATGATGTTCACTACTGGGGAACACAGGACATTCTGTCATATTCAATGTCAATGTCTTATCTTGAGACATTGAATTTTCTGTTGAACACACATAAGGCAATCAGATTTAACCAAAGACAAGATAGGATGTATCTTGATGTTTCATATGATGATTTAATTGTTGGTGATTATCTTGTTATCGATTGTTGGAAGGTTCTCAATCCTAATGAAGCTACTGGTGTATTTAATGATCCATTCCTGAAGAAGTATCTAACATCTCTAATTAAGAAACAATGGGGTCAAAACTTAATCAAGTTTCAGGGTGTAAAACTACCTGGTGGTATTGAGTTTAACGGAAGACAAATCTATGATGATGCACAGTCTGAACTTGATAAGATTGAGGAGAAGATGATGTCCACATATGAGATTCCACCTCTTGATCTTATCGGGTAAGATGTTATGCTTAATCCATATTTCCTCAATGGTTCCAAGAACGAGCAGAATTTAGTTCAGAACCTAGTAAACGAACAACTTAAAATGTATGGGGTAGAAGTGTACTACCTCCCAAGACAGTATGCAACTGAGAAAAAGATAATCAAGGAGGTTATCGAATCGAAGTTTGAACATGCCTATCCACTTGAAGCATATGTGGACAGTTATGAAGGTTTTGGTGGACAGGGAACAATTCTTTCTAAGTTTGGTATTCAAGAGAAAGATGACCTAACATTAGTCATATCCAAAGAAAGATTCTCAGATTACATTACACCTTTCATGAAGGACATCCCCAACATGAAGGGTGTCACTCACAGACCAAGAGAGGGTGATCTTATCTGGTTTCCACTTGGTGATAAACTTTTTGAGATCAAGTATGTTGAACATGAACAACCCTTCTACCAATTAGAGAAGAACTATGTCTATCAACTAAGATGTGAACTCTACAGATATGAGGATGAGGTCATTGACACTGGTATTGAAGATGTTGATGATGAACTCCAAGAAATCAGCACTGGATATACTCAAACACTTACATTGATTGGAGCTGCTATCACTGCAACAGGTACAGCCACCACATGTGCTAGTGGTTCTTTGAATTCCATGACTATTACCAATATGGGTAATGGTTATAGTTTAGCTCCACTTATAGGATTCAGTTCGGCACCAGCTGGAGGCACAACAGCTGTTGGTATTGCATCAATAACCACAGACTTTATTGGTTGTGCAGGACAAAAAGATGGAAAGGTTCATAGAATCTACATTACCAACTCTGGTTGTGGATATACTGTAGCCCCCAAGTTAGTCTTTGAAACAATCAAGAGAGAGTCTGGATTTGATGCAACTGCAACTTCTGGTATCACAACTCTTGGGTCTATTCAAACTGTTTCGGTAACTAATGGTGGTAGTGGTTACATCACCAATCCCAATGTGTCTATTGGACAAACAGATGTAGTTGGTGTCCAAACAGCTTTTGGTATTGGTATTATCAACTCTGCCGGTAATGTTGTTAGTGTTGCTATGACATTTGGTGGTGTTGGATTTGCAACAACATCTACATCTGTTATCACATTCGACCCACCCGCTACGGCTACTGGTGGTGATGGTTCTGGTAATTTCGTATTCAATGAGGTTGTCACTGGTGGAACATCTGGATCTGAAGCAAGAGTCAAGGGGTGGAACTCCACCACTAATATTCTTGAGATTTCTATCGTTACTGGGAACTTCTTACCTGGAGAGAGAATTGTTGGATCAGATTCTGG